GTTCTGAGGGTATGTTTACTGATGTTAATTATAGGGTAGTGCCTAATGAAAGAGATTGGATATTATTCCCTAATTCGCTTACGCACTTAGTTTACCCTTTCAATTCTGATGATAATGAAGAAAGAATTAGTTTCTCTTTTAATGCAAGTATTATGTTTGATTCAAATAATAAACAAGAGAAACCAACTCAAGAACAATAAATACTTCTATCAATTTCTAAAATTTCCTTTCTTTCTTTGTATGGCTACTGCCATTCTACCTATTGCAATATTTTTGGCAGTTTCAATAAATGTTTTAATATTTGGGTCGTTACAATAATCGCCATAACTAATCTTGTCTTTTACCTCTTTTGGCAGACTATCGTACTCTGCTCTTAGTGTAATTGTTACTTCTTTCATATCACCCCAAACAATAACAAGAAATAGAATACAATCATTATGCTAAGAGCAATAAAGCAAAGTATATTAATTATTATTTCTTTCATAAATGTTATGCGTATTTCCAATATTTAATTTTCCATTCATAACCTTGAGAAACAAGTTTTTTTGCAAAATCGTTATGATCTTTTTTATTACTATGTATAGCTACATCATAAAAAGCACTTCCATCTTTATGTTTTTTTATGCCATTATGATAATTAATAACATATTTCGCCTTACCAATGTTTCTTTGAGTGTAATATAGTTTCATATTGCTCCCCCTTTCATTTCTATTATTAGTTGCTCTATTTGTGGTGCATATTGCAAAACACAAAATAGAAAGTACATAATGATTATAAAACAAGCAAAGTTTAATAGTTCTTTAAATGTTTCCATTATTCCCCTCCATTCATATTTTCGTATTTAACTATATTTGCAAGAGTTTCTAAAACTTGAGATTTAGTAATTTTATCTCTTTGGTAATCCCCAACTAGATTTTCTAAATCTTCAAGTAAAGAAGTTTCCTCATCTTCAACATAAGACCAAGTATAAGCACCACCACAATAGTAGTATTTTTGACCACTAATTATTTTTGGTTGTATATCTTTTACTTCGTCATAAGTGTCGCTTTCTTCTTGTTTTAACCAAGCAACCCATTTGTCAAAGTTTGTTTGATCAAAATATGGATTGGCAAAACCATTCCAATATTGATTTGACGGATCGTAAAGACAATTAAGAGTTTGTTCAAAACCATCCATTTGTACTTTGCTTTGTATCATTATCCCCCCTTTTATAATCTTTTTTTTAAGTCGTTTCTTGCACTATAGTCAAGTTTAGACATAACTTTATCAAAAATGTAATCTCTGAATTTACTCAAATCTTTAGTCATACATTTTTCTTCATTATGTCTTTGCATAACATATTTTGCATTTTCAATATCATCATCATCTCCAAATCTCATAGCAATTATAACTATGTTCTCTGTATGATAATTTTGGTCTGTGTTGTATTCAACCCAATCATATAAATCAAAAATACTCATATTCTTGATTCTTGTTTCTTTCATTGGCATATCTTCGTACATCATGTTTTCCCCTTTGTTAGTTTTTTGATTCGTAAGCATAATTAGTTGTACCATATTTGTACAAGAAATCCAAAGACTTTTATTATTGCTAAATATAGATGTTCTGCTTATGTTCTTGGCATATTTAGTGGTTGATTACCCAAATTTTGTGTATATAAGGTAGCCAAAGGGTTATGCGAAAAACAGGTTTTACAATGATACCAAATAGCTTGTTATTGGACGAAAGGCTATCCAATGACGCAAAGCTATTATTTTGCTATATTAGATCCCTTTCACCTAATTATAGAACCTTGCGAAACTCTAATTTAAAGTCCAAATTGGGTCTTTCTATTAACACTTTGCAAAAATGTAAGGAGGAGTTGGTTAAGCATAAGTATTTAGTTATTAAGAGATTATCCTCAGCTAATTATTATGATCTGCGATTACCCAAAAATAGGGTAGTGAGGGTGTCAAATTCTACGCAATCAGCCTACCCAAAAACTACGCAACATTATAAAGGTAATACTATTAATTATAATACTAATTCTTATAAGGGATCTAAAAGATTTAAAAAGCTAAAGGGTTTTAAAAGTGATGACTAAAACTCCCCCCTCTTCTGAAATACCTTATTATTATAATGACAAAGAGTTAGAGGACACATTTAATAATTATTATACTAAAGCACAAAAATTAGAAATAACCTTGCAGCTAGAGTCAGACTATAAAAGCGGTATGCTTACTGTAGAACAACTTACATGGATTATTAACCAAAAGAAGTTCGGTAGCTATACTGCCAAGCTAATTTTAGATGATATGCTTAAAAAGAAAATCATTAGAAAAAATCCATTAACAGGCGAAAATAAACCTTTTATTAAGCCTAAAGGTGTTTTTGACTTTTAAAACTATATATTGTGGTATATAAGTTAAAACATACTAGCTTCACCCTTTCGCTAGTATTTTTTAAGTAGCTACTAGAGGTTGGGCGATAATCATTCCTTTCTCAAATCGCCCACCTCACCAAAGGGATTTTTATTATGGCAAGACCTAGAAAATTAACAAAGAAGTTAGAAAACACAATATTAGAACTTATAGCAGATGGTAAAACTATAAGAGAAACATTTGAGATAATAAAAGATTATACTTGGCAAAGTTTCAGAAAAGAACTTATTGAAGATGATAGCTTGATGATGAAATATATTAAATCAAAAGAACTTGCCATTGATTTAAAGTTATCAGAGTTAGAAGATAAACGAAAAGAATTAGAGATGAAGATTGAGAATGGTGTTGTAGATCCTAAATCTGGTCAGAATTTAGTTAACCTTTACAAGATATTAATAGGTCATTCTCAATGGTCTGCATCTAAATTAAGTGCAAAACGATACGGAAAAGCTGCGGAACTAACTATTAAAGGCGATAAAAATGAACCTTTAGCTATTTCTTGGCAGACTTAATTCAGCTAGAAGTGTTGATTTACTTATGAACTTGTCATTACTTGCACACAAAAACATTGTTATTGTATGTGTGATAAGAACAAAACAGCAACAAAAGGTGTAATTGGCTATAATTTTTATTATCGGAAGTTTTATTATTGATAACCTTTTATTTATCACTACAGAACTTTAGGTTGTAATTTGCTAAATATGGGGGTTTTTGTTGACCGATACCCCATTTTTGTGTTTGACGTTAGATTAAGATTGATACAAGGTATAAACAAACAAATGAAAGATTTACAATTAAGAACAGCGATATTCATTATGAAAGATAAAACAACAGGCAGACCGGTTGTTGTTACAAAGTTTTATGGTTTTGAGGATGAGCAAGAAGCTCATGAGTTTTCACAAATTTTAAAAGAACAATACATTGACGATATTCCAGAAGATGATGTTACAATGCACTAAGGGGGGTTTTGTTTTAAAATGAAACAAATCGTAATTCCTTACAGACCAAGAGAAATCCAAAAATTTTTGCACAAAAAATGCGATGTGAACCGATTTAATGTAATCGTAGTTCACCGAAGAGGAGGCAAAACAGTATTTGCTATTAACCATTTAATCAAAGCAGCACTAACGAATAAGAAACCTTATCCAAGATATGCTTTTATCTCACCTTATAGATTACAAGGTAAATCCACAGCTTGGGATTATTTGAAACAATTTTCGGCAGCTATACCAGGTGTGAAGTTTAACGAATCAGAACTAAGGGTGGACTTTTCAGTAAACAACTCAAGAATACAGATTATAGGTGGTGAAAATAGTTCGGCAATCAGAGGACAATACTTTGATGGGATAATCGTAGATGAAACGCAGAACATAGCACCTGATCTCTTTGACACCATACTCAGACCTTGTTTGGCAGACCGCAGAGGTTTTGCTATTTTCATTGGCACACCACATGGCAGAAATTGGTTCTTTGAATTACATGAAAAGGCAAAGCATACAAAAGATTGGTTCACTTGTCGGTTCAAAGCTAGTGAAACAAAGATATTGCCAAAAGAAGAATTATTAGCTGCCAAAGAAACTATGTCGCCAGATGCCTATGAACAAGAATTTGAGTGTTCTTTCCAAGCAGGAATATCAGGATCTTATTATGGAAAAATTATGGAGGATTTAGACAAAGAGGGTAGAATCAAAGACTTTGAAATTGATGAGGATTTAGAAACAGAAACATGGTGGGATCTAGGAATGAACGATAGTACAGTAATTATTTTCGCACAGCGAAGAGGCGATGAGGTAAGGATTGTGGATTGTTATGAAAATTCTAGTGAGGGCTTAGAGCATTATATGAACATCTTAGACGATAAACCTTATAATTATTCTAAACATATCGCACCCCATGATATAAGAGTTAGAGAAATAGGCACTAATAAATCAAGGTGGGAAACGGCAAGAGAGATGGGATTAGAGTTTGATATAGCTCCAAAGCTGAGTGTTGAGGATGGCATAGAGCAAACAAGGCGATTGCTGCCTAAGTGTTATTTTCATAAAAGTAATTGCAAAAAGCTGATAGAAGCATTAAAAAGCTATTGTAAGCGATGGGATGAAAAAAATAACTGTTTTCGTAACAGACCGCTACACAACTGGGCTTCACACTTTTGCGACAGTTTCAGATATGGTGCTATCGTAGAACCTTTAGAAAGATCGGATTGGCAAAAGCCAATAAGAGTGAACACCAATTATATAATTTAATATGGCAAAAAAAATCATAGAAATCGCAGACCCAAAACTCAGAAGTATTCTAAGCAATCAAATTAGAAATGCTTTAGGTTACTTAGGAGGTCAGCTATCTCAATCAAGAAAAAAATCTGTTGAGTATTATCTAGGAGATAAACTAGGCACAGAGATAGACGGCAGATCACAAGTGGTTTCAACAGATGTTGCTGATACAGTAGAAAGTGTATTACCAAACTTACTTAGAATTTTTACAGCATCCGACAAAGTGGTAAGATGCGATCCAGTTACGGCTGAGGATGTACCTTTGGCAGACCAAGCGACAGCTTACATTAATCATGTTTTCTATAAAGACAATAATGGTTTTCAATTATTATATAATTTTTTTAAAGATGCTCTCATTGAAAAAAATGGTTTCTTAAAAGTTTATTACGATGAGTCAGAAACAGTAGAGCATGAAACATATAAAAATTTAACTCAAGCAGAGAAAGATGCACTTAACGATACTCAAGATGAGATTGAAGAAGTTGAAGAAGAAGTGTTTGAAGATGAGAAAGCTAAAGAGGCTTTTGATAAACAGATAGAGGCTTTAGAAGCTCAAGGCTTAGATACAAGCCAAATTCAAAAACCTAATTTTAATTTATATAATTGCAAA